CCGGGCGCTCCTGGCACACGCCGTGATCGAGAAAGGCCCGGTCTTCTATCAGCACCCGATTGTTCGGTACCGCGGCAAACCAGCCATCGTCGACCGCGATGAGATGCAACTGCTTGTGCTGCTCGAGGAAGTCGGCCAACTCGTTTCCGGTAAAGTCGAACGTCATGATGTACCGGCCTGGGACGTGCCCCGGGAGAAGGTATGCGCGTGAGCGGTAGAACAGATCGATCCTCGAGCAACTGAAGTCCGAGGAAAAAACATCCCACGGCTGCAGCAGATGCGGCGGTGGAATTTGACACCCCTTGTGAACGATCGCCTGAATCGGCAGGAGGAACATCGCTCCGGCCCCAGGCCCATCCTGCAGCCAGACCTGAAAGTAGATCGATAGGCCTCGCTGCATTCTGACTCCGACCACGATCCCGTCCAGGTACTCACCCAAGTGCCCGACGAGGTTGACGGTGAACTCCCGCCTCACCTTGCACTTGAAGAACGGGACGCGATCGAAGATGTAGCTCATCAGCTCACGCCAGCGAACCTCTTCACGATCCAGAAATCTTCCGCGAGGTCCGTGTTCACGACGTATTCAAATGGGAAGGTGAAGTATCCACGCACCCCCCAGTCGCGGCCCCAGGAGTTTCGCGCGAGGTACGTACCATCGATCGTGTTGTACCCGACCAGCACGACCGAATGCCCGCCCAGCAATTGCTCCGTGGTTTTCGGCATCGGGACTGTTCCGGTACGCGCCACCTCGGGTGACTCGAAGCTTTCGTACACGGAGAAGCCGATCTGCACCGGGAAGCCTTCCGCCAGCGCCGACTGAATCTCGGAGTGGACCTGATTGACGCGCAGATACTCCAGTGCCTTGCGCTTCGCCGCATCCCTGTAGAGCGCAGCCCCAGGCTTGATCTTGTAGGGCCACAACAGTTCGGGACATACGCCCCACTTCGCCATCGCTTTGATCGCATCGCGGATGTAAGCACCGGAGTCCTGGCTGATGGTGCCCTCGAGCCTGCGCTCGTTGTAGTAGACAAAAAACCGCGAGTAGTTCTGATAGTGCGGATTCGCGGCGACCTTGTCCACATGTTCGATCAGGCCGACAACAGCGTTCGCCGTGCATGAGCCTAGATTCCCTTGGTCCTCGACAGGAGTCATCTCCGAGCGAAGATCTACCCGTGGCGGAGCGATAACGCTCGGGTTAGGCGTGAAGTAATGATCCCGCTGGTCCGGCAGGTCAGGTTTGTAGGTATACTTGCGCTTCACCATTGCCATGGTTTCCCTCCGATGAGATGCTCGAGTAGTCGTCGCAGCTTCGGAAGCTTCTGCAGCTGATCTCCCGGCTTTGCCTTCCGTCCAGTTGCGTCCATCGCGAGGCCAGCCGCGACAGGCGAGAGCCTGAGATCGCGCGTCTCGTACTCCTCGTGAAGGAGCTTCACCGTCTCGCGCAGCCCGCGATTCGCGAGGTCTGCGGCCTTCATGTAGTTGTCCTCGAAGATGAGGATGCACTCCCCGGCGAACATCGCCCCGGCGATCTTGCGACCGTTCAGCACCCCGTCGATCGTGAAGAAGTAGGCGTTGAGATCCGGGAAGTCGCACTCGAATCGCGCTCGAGGAGAGATCAGGGAGACGAGCTGGTCCGCGGTCAGGATCTCGCGCCGCTTCGATAGCTCGGAGTTGATCTGCTTCGCCTTCGCCTGGGCTTCGGTCGCCACCTCGGAGTTGGTGACGACGATCTTGTCGCCTGGCTCGCTCACGAGTCCATCCTGTAGCTGCTCACGGTTTTCTCCTTGTCCAGAGCGATGAGCCAGTCGAATGTTCCGGGCTTCGGACCGCGCTGGATTTTTCGGTCTTCAGCGCGCATCGCCGGAAGCGGACGGCTGGCACATGCGTATCTTATCTCATCGACCGGGTGATCCTCGGAATCGGTGTCCAGATCCTCGACCCTCGTCTCATCATGCTGCACAGCCTGAATGACGCGAATCGCCGCGGGCTGATTGTCCATGAAGAAAAGGAGCGCCGGGTCGGTTGGATCATCGGTAGGGTTCAGCCTCGCGCGAACTTGGTCCCACCCGACCATATGCCCGAGAGGTCCGACGCGCTTGTTGTCCGCGGGCCGCATCACTGGAGTCTTCTTCCCCTTGAGCTTCACCTTCAGCGCCCGCTCGGCCAAGCTTGGGCCACCATCCTCTGAGAACATGGACGGGTCAGCCACGAGGTAGCGGATGTCCTCGCCTGTGCGCTCGATGATTCCCTTCATCACGCGCTCTACTTGCATCTTCAGGCCGACGTTGGTCTGATCCTCGCGACATCCGTACCACTCACGGAAGCGAACCAGGGCTCCACGAGGGACGGTGATCTTGTTCCCGAGAATGCCGTCTCCAATCCACGTCTCGTCGGCGATCGCGTACCACCCGATGGAGAACGGTTTCGCCGAGCCCCAGTCCTCCCCGATGAAGAACCTCGTGAAGTGCGTACGCGGCAAAGTACAAGCCTTGAGAACATGTCGCGCGAGGCTAAACTCGGGGAAGAACCCACCGGCCACGATGTTCCAGTCGCCATCCTCCATCGCCTTGACGAGAGCTGGATCTCCAAGGCCGCGCATCCGCGCTCGGTACGTCGGGTCATCCTCCTCCATCGCTGGGTTATCGGCCAGAAGGCCACCGATGTACTGCCGCACCATGCCACCCTCAAGATCCGGTTGCCGCGTTGGGACAGAAATCCCTTTCGCGCTCTCCAGCCCGAAGGTCTTCTTCACCCAATGGTGCCCGATGTTCCCGGGGTTCGAGGCGCAGACGATCCGCGGGAAGAGGTCGTGAGGATTGATCTCACCGCTGGGACCGATGAAGCCCTTCTTGTATTTCTCCGGCAGCGTGATGCCGACCATGCGGACACGGAAGCGAAGGTAGCGGTAGATGATCTCGGTGAACGTGGTCAGCTCGTCCATGAGTAGGACGTGGATCTCCGAGCCGTGATACTTGTACCGGTGCGACTCGTCCTTGCAGTGGCACAGGTAGATCTTCGAGCCGTTGAAGTTGAATCTGATCTCCGTCTCGATGATCGATACGCGCCCCTGGTTGACCCAATCCGCGAGCAGGTTGCGGAATCCCTTCGGCCCTTCCATGTGATTCTTGACAAGATCATCCTCGACGCGCCGGAAGAGGTAGACCTGCAACCCGGGGATCTCGCTCGCCCACAAGATCGCGGCGAGCCGAAGGAGGTGCGATTTGCCTGGGCCCGCGCTACCGCCGAAGAGAAGCTCGGTCGCCCAGGAGGTGAACGCGAGCCACTGCTTGGGCCAGAAGTGCAGTTTAAGCTTCTGCGGCTCTGCGCCGCCGTCAGGCATGTCCGTTGCCCTTCTTTGGCGCTGGCAGACCTACGGTAACTTCGATCACTGCAGCTGTTGGAGCTGGAGGATCGGTCGGCCTACCGTGTCTGTCCAGGAACTGGCTGCGATCGATCCACTGGCCGGTGATCTTCGCGATCGAGTCGAGGATGCCCTTGGGGGCTTCGAGCTTCACTTTCTTCAGTTCACCGATGCGGCGACGGTCCCGCCCGGTTCCCTCGAATGTCTCCTCGACCTCTATCCCAGAGATGAGGAGCTTGCACTCCTCGGGCCACTCGCTCATCGGCCTGAGGTTTCCATTCTCGTCCACGATCTGGGTCCGATCGGCATCGCTCATCGCCTTGAGCTTCCCGGTCACCTCGTCAGCGAGACGGAAGTGCAGATCGCCCAAGCCCTCGATTACCTTGTTGACCCGCTCCTGGATATGAACTTTCGTCAGGAGGGTTCTGGCGTACTGCGCCGGGGCTATCGTGTCGTACCCGGCATGACGGACCGCTGCGGACCCATTGAAGTGGACGCAGTAGTGCGCGACGAACTTCTTCTCCTTGGGGGTGAGGCCTGCCATCAGGAAGATTCTACGCGACTCTGACGGCGATGGTCTTCCAGTACGAAATCCGAGCCCGTAGGATAGGAGCGCACTGGCCCCTCTTGACCTTGCCACCCAGAACCACGAACCCGGCGCACAGGTATCGGGTTGTCGCGCGGTATAGGCCGTCAGCCATCCTTCCCTCGCTTCTTCAGGATCGAGGGGTTTGCTCTCCGGACCTCATGCGTACGGGAGTCCCTGAGCAGACGCGCCGCCATTCCTTCTTCTTGCAGATGGTCCAGGTCGGGGCGTCCATCAGGCGTTTCGCCGCAGGGCCCGCAGGTAATCGACACCGTCGATCGTGATCCACCAGACCTGGGCCATTGCCCCGGAAGGGGTGCGCCTACGCGTGACGGTAAGCTCCCCCCAGGCAGCTGCAACCAGCCCGGCCCGCTGGCACTCGAGCCGCCTCTTCCCGATCGAGGTTTGCTGCACCCCGGTCAGGTCTTGAAGCTCGTAGTCCGTGAGCCCGGTTGGGTTCTCGAATAACTTCTCCAGGCAAGCGCGTCGATGGTCGGATGCCTTCAGCCTCGCAAGGATCGCGGCCTCCTTCGCAGTTGGGAGGCCGTTCGCTCTTGCGTTTGGTTCCTCGAATTGCGGTTCATCCATTTTCCCCTCCTTCAAGGGCTTTCCCGATCATGTTGATCAGCTGCTGACGTCCGATGTTCTCCAGCGCCCTCAGGGCAAGCGGCGTCCCGACGGCGTAGGTTCCCGCGTCTCCTGACTCTAACTCGACGTAGATCACGATGCTTACCGGCTTGCGCTTCATCATGTCGGCCACCGAGTCGATGATCTGCTTCTGGGACTCATCTTTCCCGGGATGGACATCGCGCATCTCGACGTGCTTCTCGAGGACGGTTGGCTCTTTAAGCCCAGCCTTGATGCCGAGAGGATTTACATCTACCCGCGGGCAGAAGCAGGCCGGGTGCCTGCATGGGTTCAGCGCGCAGTGGGCGGCTAGCCTGAGGTCTGTCTCGCTCATACAGAGGCCCCGGCAGACTTTCCAGGGGAAGGAGGGCCCTTGTCGTCCTTGCGGGTCCGACCATCTGCCGAGGCTTTTCTGTCGGCCAGCCAAGCTGCCTTCTTTTCCGCCCAGGTCACCAGCTGCTGATCCCAGCGCGTAGCTTTGCGGGCCATGTACGCGTAGCGTATCACGACCGACTTGCCATCGACGATCTTTACCGACTGCCCTGTGATAAGGATCGTGTCCGACGAATGAAATCCTGCCGCAGGATCTCCTTCTCTCTGTCGACGAGCTTGCGGCTTACCGCGTAGTACTTCACGGTAAGTTTCTCCATGTAGCTCGCCCCAAGCGTCTTCAGGCACCATTGGTCCCACTCCTTTTTTCGGAAGGTGAAGTAG